TACTATCTTCTAGGATCGCGTCAAATGCTCCGCCCGTATTGTCAAATACCAGCTCGCCGTTAATGAAAGCCATCTGCTTGTATTCGGCAAGGTCAGCCTGTTGTGCTAGGCTAGGGATGCTCTTGAGCAGTGGATCGTATGCAACATCATCAATGTATATCTGCCCGTTGTCTGTGTAGCCGAAGGTGATACCTGAGGAGAAGGATTCCTTTATGGGGAGGACATCTTGGTCGATGTGGATATACAGTATCTGGTTATTAGAATCCCAGTAGAAGGATCTGTTCTGTTGTATAACATCGGCAATGGAATTGACCGAACTGTAGAAGGTATTCGGTGGCTGGAGAAGTGAACCTATATTTGTTGTAAGGTTGCTGTTGTCGTCATAGCCACCAAAACCAACCGTCCACCAATCCGCAGTAGTACGACGAGCCGGAAGGCACTTATATGTGAAAGGCGCGTACTGTGAGAATGCTCTGAGTTGGTAAAAGCGGATGATTTCGGTTATGGTCAAGGTTTTTCCCCTATAGTTATTTCAAACTTGGTGTAGCCGCCACCGATTCCTTTATCATCAACAGAATGTTGGCACATGTGTTCAGCAGTTATTATGAAAGCTTGGAAGTCGTAAGTTGCTCCGACTGTGAAATAGTCTTGGCTTGGTGCGAACATCCAAGAGTCAAGGCTATTTCGCATTTCATTGGTGTAGTTTCCATAAAGTCGCAAGTCGCCAATATCTTGCCATATGTCTATAGAAACATAGATAGGGTCATGGATATGGTAACCTGTTATTTTCTCTTGATAGCCAAGAGTAAGTGAGGTGTCTATTGCAAAGAGGGAGATTGATAGGAATATAATTGATAAAAATGTTATTAATTTTTTCATATTACAACTTTCCCCTTGAATGTTGTTGAATCAGAATCTGATAGGATTAGATAATTATTAGAGCCAACTACCCTATTTGTCCCAACTGCTATAACCGAATTGGCATCATACCTATATATTGAACTTATTATAAGGCGCGAACCATCAAATTCAAAATATCCCCCAGCAACAATAGCATCAGTACTCCCACTGGGTATAAATGCTGTAATTAGTGGATACCAAGCAGAAGAAGCAATAGTTTGTTCTGCTATTCCCAAATCTTTTTTAGCTCCTCCAGCAAAAAACTCTGCATCATTCACTGTTGCATGAACATTAACAAACGTAGGACTGTCAGTCGTCTTAACGCCTTGATCTACATAATTAGTCGCCCCAGTCCAATCCACCGTAACAAATCCCGCTCCCTGCATGAGATTTGTTATCTTCCGCTTAGTCAGAGTAGCCCCTGCCTTCACTAGCTGATACGGCAATATCTGACTCTCGTCAGAATGATACAGTCCATTATAGATTGCATTCCAAGTGTACCCTGAAAGGCTTGCAACCCATGATACCGCTAGTGTATCCCCGCTTGCCGCTACTTTCAGGTAATACGTCCCGTCCCCTGCTGGCGCTGATACCGCAAAATCCTCAGTATCTACTACAAACAACGTCCCACCATGGGTTATATAGCTACCCATAGCTATCTTTGGCACTGCTATTGTATTCGTCCACTGTGTCAGGATCATACCCTGGTTGCCAATCTGCTTGGCGTAGGCGTCAAGCTTTGCCTGCAGTATCGCATAGTCACCATCCCCTGGCGGGTCTGTCATTGCTCCGACTTTTGTTATTGCCATATCAAGTTACCTCCTGTATAAATCTTTGTTATTGCCATATCAAAACCACCTTATTATAAGTTTGTTTTCCTTTTTCCATTACCGTGCCTCCTTAATCGTCAAGCTATACCCATAGCTCTTCCCACGCTTCTTGTTATCGCCCCAGCTATCCAGCACCGCATACATCGGTGTTATGAACTCGTGATTCGCCTCTGTGGGGTCAAACCAGATTATAGCACCTTTGCCATAGCTTTTATATACTTCTCTCAGCTCATTCATGCGCTCTCGGCTTATGCCATCAAAATCAAAGTCATAGACACGCATCGGCTCGACATACTGTGCTTGGCTCTGGCCTGCTTCGCTATATGATACCTTGCTCCGGTCGTCCCAGCTTTCGGGCCACGCCTCTAGGGGATTCGGCATTGTCTCAGATACACCGAGGCCAATTGCGCCCAATATCAATGGTGTTTCTGTGCTTACAATTTCGAACTCGACATAGCGAAATGTTATCCCCTCATTAAAATGCCAACTTACAGGGTCATACACATGATCGCTTAACCGGTCATAATACCCGTAGTAGTCATCGGCACCATAACCATAGAGGTTCTGGTCTGGATAGCCGTAGTAGTGGCCAACGTTTCCGTTCTCAAAATAGACAAGTTCTATAAGCTCATCGTCTGAGTTATAAAACTTCACCAACATGGTCGTGAGATTTGTATATCCCCAGAATAGGCTATCAATCGTAACATCAGACGCATATGCTAGTGTTATCGTGTCAGAATTACCTGTCGCCTGGTAGCGCTTTCTGAGGTATCTGCTGGCAAGATTCTGCACCGAGTAACTCTCGCTCCCATTAAGCGATGAGATCGTTGCGTCGTGTATCAGGTCGTTGAATAGTATTTTCATAAGAATACCCTCAAGCTATATGCTAATAATATTTTCATGCCCATACCACCAATATATGCTTTATCTGTTTTCTCATTTTTGCAACCTCACCCTACCATTATTTATATCATCAACAACCAACGAGCTCAAGGTTTTCCGGTCAACCTTGAGATTTATTGTCAAGCTCTTGCTGCCCTGGCCTTGTCCTTGCCCCTGCATGCTCTCCACTATCTTGCTGGCGAACATTCCCATGAGTGCCTCACCGCTTGGCCCGCTGTTCAATGCAAGCTCTGCATAGCCATTTTCTGCAAGCGTCACGTCCCTGCCACCACTTTGTGGCAAAACTATTCCACCTGTGGCTAGTCGTGGCTTGGCGGCGCTCACAGCGGCTACCTGGACAGCACTCAGCCCTGTTGCAACTCCACCTGCGATAAGACCGGCAGGAACAAATGGCTTGGTCAAAAAACCATTCAATATTGCTTGCGCGGCGCTTGCTGTCGCACTTGCCAGTTGAATTTTCCAACTGGCCATTGCTGCCTCAAACTCAAGCTTCTTTTTCTTCTCTGCATAATCCGCTTCGATCTTGGCACGCTCAACGGCTGCTTTCTTTTCTGATATAATCTCAGCATCAGCGGCCTTCTGCTTGTCAATTGCCACCTGTAGAACAGCAGCGCTCTCTAGGTCACCTGCTCTTGTTGCCGCGTCAAGGCGTTTCTGGATTGCTTCTATAGCATCGTCGCTCGTCTGCTGTGCAAGGTCAAGCTCTTTTTGTGCTGCTTCCTGTGCCGTGTCCTCTTGGACTCCTGCGGCCTTGAGCGCCGCCTCTTCTTGTGCCTCAAGTTCAGCCATGCGCTGGTCATAGATAGCGCTAAAGAGGTTTTCGAGGCTTCCTGCAAGACTGGATAATGCGCTTCCAATCTGATTGACCATGTCCTTGGTTTTTGCAATCATAGCTTTTTCTGATGTGCTGTCCTCAAGCGCATCATAATAGGCGTTGATTGCGTCTATACTTGCTTGTATATCATCTGGATCAACTCCCTTTGTGGTTCCAGCTTCAGAGGCTGCCGCTAATGCTCTGGCGCGTTCTGCTTCCATTGCTTCTTTGGATGTCTGTTTCAAGGACTCAAGCTTTTGCGTGTAATCGGCGGTTGAATCTGTGAGAATCTTAGTACTAGCCTCTGCTTTATCGGTCGCTGACTGGTTAATCAGTGCTGCGTAGTATGCGTTTATCGCTGCTATTGCCTTTTCTTTTGCATCCTCTTCTGCAACACTTCCCTTTATTGCTGCAACCGCCCTTGTCTGTTGTATGTACAACAAGTCAGTCTCACTCTTTCCCAAATCCTCAGTAGCCTCTGAGAAGCTTTTTATCGATTCGGTAGCCTGATCGGTCGCTGTCTTTTTTGCTGTTATGGCATCTGCTGCCTCCTTGTCTGCAGCAGTTCCTTCCTCAATAGCAGCAGTGAATTCTTCACCTACTGCTACAGCAATTTTTATATGGCCTTCTACATCAATATATTTCTGATTTAATGCGAGCATGCTCTCGATATAGGTATCTACAGCCTTTTTCTTTTCCTTGTTGGCTTCAAGCTCTGTAGTGACGCCGAGTTTTACCCTTCTGTCGATCTCTACAAGATTATTATTGTATGCATCAGTTGCCTCTGTTACGAGACGTTGTGCATCCTTCATGCCTTTTTCTTTCTCAGCTTTAGCCTTGGATTCTGCCTCAACCATGGCTTTCATACCCTCAACAGATGCGTTGATGGAGGCGAGCCTATCTCTCTCAGCCTTTGATGCGGCGAGCGTGCTCTCAATAATCGCTCTGTCTGATGCTGATAGTTTTTCCTTGGTAAGAAGGAATTTCATGATTGTATCTTTCGTTATATCAAGAGATTCAGACCATCCGTCGATGGCTTCAAATACGCTCCTGTTCTCTAATGGGAATCTATTGAATACTTCATTTAGTTTTTCAACTGCCTCTGTGGTCAGTCCCATATCATCAGCCATTGTCTTGAGTTTCGTAGGGTCAAGCCCGAGTTCTTTAGCAACGTCGCTCAGGCGCTTCATCTCATCTGCAGTGATTCCCACTTCTTTCGCAAGCGATCCGAAGTCTCTTTCTGTCTGGGCCAATTCAGCGTTATGGATCGCACTCGCAAACCCTGCTATGCCCGCTACTCCTGCAACAAGGGCTGTTACCATTAACCCAATACCACCAGTCATGCTGTTGACTGCAAGGCTTAACAAGGTGAAGGCCTTGGCAAGCCCAAGAACAATAGGGGTTCCTGTCAGCAAGATGGCAAAGAACACCTTCAATGGCCCAGGAAGTTCAGATACCGCTACAAGCATCTTGGTAACTATCTCAAGCGCCCCACGCATTGCAGGAGTAAATTCTTCTACAAATTCAATCTGTGCGCTTTCTGCCGCGCTTTTTAGTCTATCCAAGCTCCCCTTTAGAGTATCGTTCTGGATTGCATACATTCTTGCCGCTGTATTTGTGTCTGTGATTGCTGCTGTATAGTCGTTGATACCCTTCTTGCCTGCAGACAAGAGTGTGAGCATCTGAGCACCTGCACGGGTGCCGAATGCGCTCATGATATCGCCTGCAGTCGCTCCTACGCTTGCAATGTTGCCTATCACGTCAGCGAAACTGTTTGCAGCCGGATTGAGTTGCTCGAACGTCAATCCAAGCGCCATGAGCTTCTGAGTAGTGGGGTCAGTCTCTGCCGCAAGAGCGCTCATGATAGCCCTGAGAGCCGTTCCAGCCTGCTCGCCTTGGAATCCTGCATCATACAGGGCTTCGAGCGATCCTACAGTCTCCTCTAGGCTGATGCCAAGAGCTGAGGATACCGGACCAGCCATGCGCATGCTTGCAGTAAGCTTTTCCATGGTGGCCATACTGTTGGCGATTGCGGCTGAGAATACGTTGCTTATTCTTGAGGATTCTTCTGCCTTAAGGTTATATTGGTTAAGCGTAGCGACGACTACTGCCGCTGTGCTGGACAGATTGGACTGGCTTGCCCCCGCAAGCATGAGCACCCCGTTAAGCGCTCCTACGGACTCTGTGGCGTCAAGACCACCAGATGCCAGGTAATACAGCGCATCAGCCGCTTGACTTGCTGTGAATCTAGTACTCTGGCCTGCAAACTTTGCCGCCTCGTCAAGTTGCAAAAATACGTCACGAGCGCCCATGACAACAGATTGCACGTTAGCTATGCTCTGCTCATACTCACCGCTTACGCTGATAGCCTCTTTCATTGCCATGGTAATGGCAGCAAAGGCCGCTACTCCGGCAAGACTCATTGCTCCGAAGCTGTCAGAGAAGGATTTCTCTGTACCGCTAGCAGTCTGCTCGGCTTTGCTCCCTATCTTGTTTATTTCTACATCAACGGACGCAACATCGCCCTTGAGCTTATCAAGGGCTACACGTACCTGGGCAGAGATTGTTCCAGCATCAATTGCCATGTTTCTGTTCCTTCTCGCGCTCCTTGAGTATGATGGCCGCGCGTAGATTTATGTCGTCACGCATATAGTCGGTAAAAATCCCATGCAGATGATCTGCTGGATTGTCGTTTCCTATCTTAGCCAATACAGCCGCGCTATATAGCGCGTTCTCGGTCACTTCCTTGATATCGCTCTTGGTTATGCCGAGTGCATAGGTTACCACGCCGGCCATGAAATCCTCTGGCAAGAGCAGGTCAATCCATACACGCATGCCATCAGTCTCACGCTCAAAGGCTGTCCTTCGTGGCCCTGCTGGCAATGTCGCTATGAGCTTCTCTGTCTCAAGTAGCTCAGCTTGTTTTTCCTCAATGTCAATGCCTTTCTTGCATATCTCGAATATCTCACCATATGATGGCTTGAACAATGCCTTCTTGCATATCTCGTTTTGTATGTCGGCATAGGCGACAACCTCCTTGAGTGTCGGCTTTTTCTTGAGACGTATCTTGTCATGGAACGTCTCGATCAGGCTCATATTTCCGCCACCACAAGCCATGATCTGGGCTTGGGTAAGTTCTCGCACCTGAACTTGCGTAGGGATCCCGTGGAATGGGATTTGTATTATTGGAAATTGTATGTCTTGAATAGTCATAGAGCCTCCTTGTAAATAGCGGGGGAGCAACGTGTCCTCCCCCGCACGAGACACTATTCTTACAGGCTCTCGAGCATCAAGGCGTTGAAGTCATCGATGGTCAACTCATCCCTGTGCCATGCTGGCTGAAGTACTCCGGCGCTATCACGGAATGTTACAGCGTCAACGCTGTAGTTTCCATCAGACCAGCCATACTCGTGGGAGCTGTCGCCGCCCATACCCTTGCATTTGAAATACTCTTTTTTGCGGTAACCAAGCAGGTCGCTCTCGTGGTTCTGGCCCTGAGCATACTTCTCGTAGTACTGCTCGACGCCGATATAAGGACGCTTTGTTGCAAATGTAGGGCTGTCCATCCCTCCGTCTGCATCAATAGTGAGCCCCTCAAACAGAGCGTACATTTCCCAATCCTCGGCAGTATCCACAATGCTCATGGTACAGCCCTTGTAGTAGCCGTCGGTGATCATATCGGTGTCATCGCCATTGCCGTCTGTTGTGGTTATGCGCTCGCTGTCTTTGCGGACTGCTGCCTCGCCCATGGTTCTGATGGTGTCGGATACAAGGATCTTAGTTCCGAAACCTTGGCCGATGCCTGTAATCTCTGCAAGCTCCCCGTAGAGCTGGATTGCAACAGGCATGTCGGCTTCTTCCGTTACTGTCGTCTTGATGAGCAAGTAATTGGTGTTCTCTTCAGCCGATGCAACAAGGGCAATTGGAGTTGTGACATCAACGAATACAAGGTTCAATGCTGTAACAAGCTCAGAAACCGTAATTGCCGTATTTGTCAGCTCAACGGATGAGAGGTCGATTTCCATCTCGTACTCAGTCCCGTCAATCTTTGCAGTGAATCCTACTTTCCCAGGATCAGCAACGCCGGAGAAGTCAAAAGGTCCAACTCCACCGATTGTTCTAGAAGGGGTTGGTTTCGTAAAATCAGGGTTCAGGGCGAATGCCCGAACATACTTGAGACCAAATGCAAAACGCGCGTTTTCTTTTAGTGACATATGTAGCTCCTCTAAAATACCTTTCCCGGTACCAGGAAGGTTCTTTTCATAGATATGGACTTGTCATCGTTTTCGGTGACAATCTCTTCGTACTCGTATAAGTCCTGCACCTGCTGGGTATTCCCATGCCTGGTGCTTGCCTGAAAGTCTTTCAACAAGGTTGGCAACTCGTCGACAATATAATCCTCAAGGAACAAGTTGCTCCCCGGGGCAAAGTGGGCAAATATCTGTATGAGTCTCCCTCTGCCAAGAGGATCCATTGCAGGCTTCACGACAACATAAGGTGTTGCTGGAATGGTTGCTACCCCGAAGGCAACAACGTTTCTGATATTGCCCGTCTTGAGCTGTGCGATTATCTTAGTCAGCATATAAGCTCCTCAAGTCTCTCATGAATGGTGCATAGAAATGATTAATCGTTGGCGCAAGTGATGCGTGTTTCTCGTTGTTTGCATTCTCAAGATATATGCCATACTGCAATGTATGGGCCATAAACCATCCTACCAAGTTATATTCCTTATACGCTCCGCTGAAAACAGTATCCATTGCCAAATAAGTTCTATTGGTCCAGAACTTATTTGCAGCTTGCTCTGCTCTGAAATACTTCAATGCTAAAGCAGAATAGTGCAGACATAGCGCATATATGGCCGTCTGTTTGCGCACAAAAGAATTGTTTATATTCTGCCTTACCTTATCCGTTCCGCTGTCTGCCATCTGCCATCAGCTCCCCTGAAATCATATTCAGTAAATCCAGTGCCTCAATGAACGTCAGAAGTTCCTTTGCAGCATATGGATTCGGTATATATGCCTCAGTATAAGAGGGAGGCCCCTCTTCTATCGGCGCCATCTTATCGCTCGCACTCTGTGGTAACCTCATACTGCCTCCTTGAGAGGAGCCTGGTATCCTATAATTGCATTTCCAAACATGAGAGGATCCACCGGCCCTATCTCATAGCTCTTGTCCTGCCAAGTGAACTTATCACCCTGCAGGATACCTGTATTATATGGTGCAAGTATCATCCGTGCAAGGTTGGTGCTGAATCCTGCAGGTGATGTCGCTAGGTCGTCGGGTCCTTTGCTCTCATGGGTAATCCGGCACGTGAAATATTTTGGCTCTTGGTTCCCATATGGGTCAGGTATAAGCGCCCCGTCACCCATCCCGCTATCAATCATAGCCGCTCGCATGACCATAATGGTAGATTTGTTTATTGCTATCTGCGCTTCAATTCCTTGACGTGCCTGCTTGATATCTGATCTAGTCATCAGAGCCACCCTCCGCAGATAGTCGGCTGTTTTGAGCGCCCTATGCGCCCTGTGTTGCTTCCTGTGTCGCTGGATATCTGAGCCTTGCAATCAATAGATAGCTGTCGATAGAAGTTGTATAGCTCGACAAGTGATGTCCATTGGGTTGTCTCGGTGCCTGTAGTCAGGCGCGCTATGCGCATCTGCCCGCCAAGCGTCTTGGCTATCTCGGTGTAAGCCCTGCACTCTGAGGCATCAATGCCATATGAAGATATCATGGCATCAAGAGCGTTGTCTGAGATATTCATATCAAGACGATTGTTTTCGCTATCATAATACAGGTTATCGCCAAGACGGTAAGCCGTCAGCTCATCTGGGCTTGCCGGCATCTCTGTTGCCGATACTATCATGGGGAAACCGTGTGGGTCTTTTATGCGTATTCTCAACGCTATAATATTTTCTATGTTCATAGTGTTATTATCGTTGACAAATAGCGTATTGTCAATGATAATGAAATCACCTTGACTTCTCTTTGTTTCCATATCTCCTTTCCAGCATCCTCATCCATGGGGTGCTGGTTTTTTTATGCATAAAGAAGGGAGCCGGTGAAGGCTCCCATTATGATACTATTTTACTTTTCTCGCTTACTCTTCGGTAGGCAGGGTAATCTCGATGACGTACCCGTATCCGGCGCCAATTGTGGTGCTAGGATAAGATGATCCCAAGAAGTCCTTGTACCACTCGCCTTGGACGCGATACCATGCGCGCTCTTCTGTGCTGAGCTGCAATGTTTCACCGTTGCCGGTTTCCATGGTAATCGGGCGCTTGTTGGCAACAAGGAATGTCTCTCTTGGAACAAACAAGTATGCCTTGCCCTGCTCGACTCCGGGGAAGTTAAGGATTTTCTTGCCCCATGTCTTACCGTGAGTGATGCCATGGTCGTACTCTATGATGTTGTCAATTGGCAAGCTTGCCAGGTTGCTTCCACCAACGGTTCCGTTCCCACTTCCAAGCTGTCCATTGATCACGCGCTCGATGTCCCAGCTGTCAGCGCTGTTAACCAGCAAGCTGAGAGAGGGCACTGCAATCTTGCTCTTGGTCAGGGGATCTTTCAAGCCTCTGATAAGTTTGATTGCCTTACGCATGGTGTTGTACATCTTGGCGTCATATGTGGCGTTTGCTGTAGTGTCAGCGGCTTGTTTCTGGCTCGCTACATAGGTTGCGCCAACAATCACGCCTACAGTACGGGCGTTTCTTGCATCAGTGTCAGCTGCCACTACAGCCCTGTTCACCTTCTCAAGGGTGTGCAGTGTGTTATACAGCATATTCTTCAAGCTGTCTTTCCAGCCGATACCAAGGATCTCAAGACCGAAGGTATCGACGTTGCCAAAGTTCTGCTCGATGAGAGGGACGCTGTCGTTGGTTCCACTGATGACTTCCATCTTGCCGACGTAGTCAAGGAGGTTTCTGACGTTCACAGTCTCAGGAAACTCAAAGTCGGTTACTTCGGTTGCAATCATGCTGGTAAGGTCAGGAGACTCCTGAGCGCGTCTGGCGATGTCGATGAAGTACTTCTGCACCAACTCTTGCAGAGTTGCAGGAGAGGGAGCCTGAGCGGCATTGGTTGCCATCTCGGCTTTGGCTTTCTTTTGCAATGCACCAATCTCGGCCCACAAGTTGTGGTAACCTTCACTACCTTCCCAGTGGCTGTTGGGCATCTCGACAACAATCTGCTCACCAATCATGGTGTTGGCAGTTGATGCAAGGTTGGCCTTGGCGCTTCCTCGGAAGATTGCAACAGGAGTTGCAAGCTTATTTTTCAGGCGATCCTCGATAAGACCGGCTTGGTTAAAAACGTTTAATTTTCTCATTTTGCTTTTCCTTATGCAATGTAACCGAAGACGGTCACGATAAGATCAGATCCGGTGCCGTTGGCATCGGCCACAATTTCAAGGCCCTTCTCAGCGGTGAAACCAGCTCCCTGTGCGATCGGGTCGGCAAGGGTTGCGTCAGCGATGGTCAGGTTTGCATTGGCGATGAGGTCTCCAACTGCGAAAGATGCACCCTCAACATCGTCACTGTCCTTGACGCTTACCTTGGTTGCGGATGCCCATTCGGTTTCTCCGTCAACGCTTGCGAAGATGCTATGGATATAGACCTTCTTCCCGGCTGCGACCTTGGCATCAGCAAGAAGCACGACCTCTGTGGCACCTGCGATACTGGTCAAGGTTGCGGTTGCCTTGAAGGGGATACCTGCTTCGGCGGTGATTGCGGCGATTGACAGCTCGGCTGCATCAACCTCTGCCTGGATGTCAACAAGCGATGCAGGCACGAGCTTGGCATAGCGTTCCTTCTCGAACACGATCACGCCGTCGCTGTTCTTTGCCTGGAGCAGATAACCCACAAGGTAGTAGGTAGCGGTCAGTGTGTCACTGAACTTGCCTGTTGTCGGGTCCCAGTACACAGCGGCACCAACTGTCGCAAACGTGTTCTGAGCTGCGTGCAGCTCATCTGTCTGGATCTGAATTCCTTCCTCGACGTGTAAGCTCCCTACGGCATCCTCTGCGATGTCCTCATCCGCAACAGCGGCGAAAGGCCCGACTACGCCGAACTCGTATTGTTCGAGGTCTGCACCAGTGTCATTTGCGATGCGAACGTGGTCACATCTCTCTTTTTCAATAAATACTTTCATGATTTACCTCTTAATATTTGTAGCGTTTCGGACCCTTTGCAGGAGCCTCTTCGTCTTTGTGCTCAACAATCCCTTGCTCATCTTCGCCTGCTGCATTCTTGGCAGCAAGGGCAAGAGCTACTGGATTTGTCTTGATCTCATCAATGGTCAATCCAGCCTTAATGCTGGTATTGGCAAAGTCTCTCAACAGCCCTTCTTTTCCGAATGCCTCATCCATAGCAGTATCCTGGACAAGCTTGTCAGCTGCTTCTGCCCTTGCAATAAGGTCAGCAACATCTTGCTCACCGAGAGCGTTCAGTTTCTCTGTCTGCTCTGATGTGATCAGCTTGTCCTCTGCCTTGAACAGCGCAACGGCCTGCTCAAACTTGAATTCCCCATTCGCAATAAATGGAGCCATTGCATCAATGATTTCTTGTAGTGTCATAATCTTTTCTTCCTTTGGCTTTTTCGGAGGTTCGCCAAGGAAGGCGGCCACCTGTTTCATGCCATTGTGATATTTGAGCTTGGCGATATCAATATCATTAGTGCCAAGATTTCCCTTTCCTGTTTCCCTGTATTCTGTAGCAAATCCACCGTCGATGATTTCCTTGCCATAATACCAGGATTCTGCTGCCATAAGGCCTAAGATATCCTCGTTTGACTTCTTGCTGAATCGTGCTAGGCGATCGCCAACATGCCCGTTGAGCTTCTCAAGTGCATCAGCTTCCTTACGAAGCTCAAGATAATCACCACACACGCAAGTGCTCACATTGTGGATCATGTAGATGCTTATGTCCTGGGCAATGACCTTGCCAAAGGCTGTGGCGATATAACTGCCGATGCTTGCAACAAGACCGCCCATGATGAGTGTCTTGCCGCCTGAATAGTTCGCAAACAGATCGTAGATAGCGACACCCTCGTACACCTGCCCGCCCTGGGTATTGAGATGAACCTCGATATCCTCGCCGTTTGCAGATGCCAAAGCATCAGCAACAGATGCTGATGTGATGTCAAAGCCAACATATCCTGAAAGCCGAATGATTTTCATAGCTTTATTGTCCTTTGCTTTACGCGTTTTGTCAAGTGTTTATGCGAAGTCATAATATTTTGCCTTCCAATCGTCGATATATTGCACGCTCTCGCCATTGCTCCAGCGCTTGAGGTCAGCTACAAACTCGTTAGTATCCATCAGTCGTGCAACACTGTAACAGCCACAATTTGGATGAGGTTGTGCAGGAAACTGCGCATAGGTATATGGGCTGTTTCGTGCAAGGTCTGGACACTCACAATCCCAGTCTGCTCGGCCTGATTGCATGACCCAATCATAGGCATCAAGAGCGCTTGGATTAGCGCGTCCTGCTTCCAGCCCTGTCTCTTTAAGTGAAGCGTACAGCTCGCTTCGCACAATCCGCATTGCCCGGTAGTCAACATTACGTGGGATACGCTTGGCAAATTCCTTCGTTCCTGCCTCAAGATTTCCGTATCGCTTCATGAGGCTAGCCTTGCCCTCAGCTACATACACCTCAAGGTCTTTGGCAATCTTCACAGGATCACGCCCCTGGGCAAGGCCTGAGAGGATTGTCTGGCGCATATCGTTGGGAACATTGGTGCCGACTCTCCAACATCGCTCACTGAAGGTGTAGCCGTCTGAATAGACACGCTTGGCTACATTGGCTATCACATCGTCATTGACCTTCACGAACATGTTCTTTATCTTGACCGCTGAGAGCCCTGCTCCTGCTCGTACGTTGGCATCAAGCAGGTACTGCTCATCAATAGCAGTAAGACGGCTTGAGAAGTTTCCGGCTGAGGCTGGCACCCCATCCTCTATGGCTTTGGATATCTTGCCGATGCTATCGTTGAGCTGGATGTCTATGTTCTGCCAACTCTTTATGGTGAAATCAGACATACCGCTCAGCTGAGCCACCCTAATCTCATCGGCTACCTTCTCTGCGGCGGTTATGTATGCTTGCCTGATCTGGGTCATCGTCGATTTTATGATTGTTGGTGAGCTCTTTCGTACTGAGCGGTATGCTGTTAGATATTCTTTTCTGGTCATGCAAACAACCTATAAGTGGTATTTATTTGCTTCATCAAAATTCATCCCTCGCCATGTCATAATCGGCATCTTTGAATTGCTTGTGCTTGGCCATTCCACTAAGTGCTATCTCAAACTCCTCTTGATTCTCTTCGGTCATGCTCGGATACAGGCTGTCCCACAACTTGTAGAGTTGGCTCTTGGTACATGCAGCTCCGTTGATAAGTGCTGCAGCTCCATCGGCAAAGAGCTTGAACACCTCGGCCTTCGTCTTAGCCGAAAGCTCATCAAGAGCACCCCAGGTTATCTTGATATCTGCTGCCTTGCTCGCCTGCATGGTGGCAACACTAAGGAGCTTCACGCTTGCGGTGAATAACCTGGTGTATGATTTGATTTTCTGGTTTCGTTTATCCTTCACGAACTGGACAAGCAATCCCATCTGCTCCTCGGCGCTGGCCAGATTTCCCTCGACCTTCACACCCCAGCAGATTTCAGGGATTCCACTTCCCTCGACAATCTTTCTGAACTTACGCTTAAGCGCTGACTCATAGGCTTCGTGGGCATTGGTAGGGAATAGGAGCTCTGTCTTTTCATCAGGAACGTTTAAGAACATATCCGATCCTGCCACATCGACTTCTGAGATTGACGTATAGCCGTTATTTGCCAGCCAGTCTTTTGCGCCCTTCATCGTGACAGCAAGCTTGGTGTTGAACTTAGCTAACGTGGTACTCTGCATCAGGTCAATGTCATTGTAGTCTTTCAGGTCATACACAATGCGCTCGTAGTCTGAGTGACCTCGCGTCTCGTTGGCATCTGAGTTGTTCGGAAATGGAATAGGGAGATCTCCTCCCACATTTCTCTTAGTGCTGCTCTTAAGGTTGGCTGCAATGCTTGCGCCACCCCATGTCTCAGTAATCTTCTCCCTTGTGAATACGCGCTTCCGGTTCACCACGACCGTTTTGTTGTCGTCGACCGTAACGGTGAGTTGTTCATTGGTAACTATTTTTATGATGACCCCAGTCTCGATTGACCGGATGATATCGGTCACCGAGCCATCTGGTATGATCTCCCAGTGTATCTTCCCATCTGTAGCGCTGAAGAAAGGCCACACCCAGAGTGTTCCGTCTCGATGGCATTCGATATGCATCTGCTCCATCTGTGTAGCAAAGCGCTCCATGATCTCATCAAGCAAGAGTTGTGTTATCTCATCTTCGCTTTTGGGGATGGGCAAGCCCATGAACCAAACGGGTACGGCAATGGGGGAAAAGGCAAGCGCTCCTGCAAGCTTCATGCCTGGGTAGCTGTTATGATATAAGCCATACGTCAAGTCATGATTGACTTGTAGGCTGTCTGTCCAGTCTCGACTGTTTGGTGTTCTTCGCTGTTGCTTGGTGGGGTTTGCGCTGTTCTTTCGTCCCCATGTAAAGGAAATTTGCATTGGTTATCTCCTGGTAAGAGTATTGCATGAGCGCCTTGCTCTGTCAATGTCACGCAAGCAGTCAAATATCTGGTGCTCGTTGTAATAATATACGGTGGCTCCGTTTATGGCAATCCTTTTCTTTCCCCGGTATCCAATCAGGATATTCCACTTGAGCCTTGGCATGGTCTTTCGCTTTGGACGATGATCTCTGATAGTCAAAGTCCCGATATCCTCAAAGAAGTGCAGGTACACGCTGGTGGTTCTTTTTGCCCGGTAAATACTATGGGGAATGTCGTCAAGTTGCCAAGCCATGAAGCTTGCTATCTCCTCAACGTTGCTAAATCCTGTTGCCACTAGATAACTCTCCTCTGACGCATAGCGTCTCGGATATCGTCTGGGAAGGCCATGCCCTCACCGGAAAAGTACGCCAAGAGCAAGGCATCCGCCCTATCAGGGGATTTCCCGCACCGCTTCTTGTATACGTCCTTTGGCTCGATCTTTCGCCTGCCCTTGCTGTCATAATCATATTGCCTGCCGCTCAGCTCCGCCATAAGCACCCTGTCGTCTGGAATATCGACCTCATCAATTGGGAAGTTGAACCAGAGCTCATCAGCTACGCTGGTGAATTTGTCTTTGTCCATCGGTGAGGAACCGAAGTTGACCGCTACTACTTTTGCACCTAATTCCCTGAGCCTGTCGCTCACCCCGCCCCCAACGCCTGTATCGTCAATGACAATCGGGACGCTTGGATCACGCCCTGCCATATCCCAGCACTCATATGCTGTTTTCATGGTGTCCTGCTTCACAAATTCCTTGTGATCTATCGTGACAAGCCCCTTGCGCTTGTACAACTCGGTCCTATCGTCTCCGAACCTTGCGACGTCACAACCCACCTGAATAACACCCTCGGGATAGAGCTCCCTGTCCATGGCTTGACGGATTGCGGCTCGGCTCATTACAGCCCGCTGGCCTTGCTTCCTGGGCTGACCACCCCATGTGTGCTCCGCCTCATCAGGATCACGCTTGTAATCCTCTTCCATTTCCTTCTGTAGCTCAGGTCCCCAGTATGGGTTATCCTCAACACCAGGATTTAGCCAGACACGGAATGCATCGTCACGAGTGGAGTTCCAGAGGCGCTCATCAATGGGGTCATTATCTGTCTCAGGGTTCCAAGAAGCCCACAGCTCAGAGCCGGGCTTTCGCAAGGTTGGCAAAAGCATACGTAGGCTGTCATGACTGATGGTAGCAGCCTCCTCAAGCCAGAAGATGTCGAAAGCCTCTAGTCCTTTGACCTGTCCTGCTGCCCTGATATCCTTAAGGCCCCTGAATATGATCCTTGATCCACAGGCCGACTCTATCGACTCGTCGGTGATCTTCCATCCGCTGTAGCCAAGACGGGTGATCGTCTGCCGCATCAAGGCGTAAGATGATTCTTGCAGGGTTTTTTGTATCTCTCGGAAGCAACCAATACGCAAAGGCCTTCGGTGGGCCTCTTGGATAAGCAGGGAAGATATGGACCATGATTTACCTGTACCACGCCCGCTCTTAGTGAGCTTGATACGCATCGGCTGGCGGAAACAATCAAGCTTCGGTATAACAGCCTCACGCTCCTGCTGTAGGATCATGGTGAGAAGTTCTTCCTCTTGGCGCTTGGTTAGGGGGGGCATCAGGTGAGTATCTCTTTTTCGTATGGTTGTCCGTTATGTAATATTTCTGGGTTTCTATTATTCTCAGCACACCATTTTACATATCGGTTTACAATAACATCACAGTAGTGTGGGTCAAGCTCCGTCATGTAACAGGCTCTATCTAGCTTTTCTGCAGCTATAAGAGTCGATCCTGAACCTCCGAACATATCTAAGATTACATTGTTTTTTTCACTACTTGATTTTATAGCTCGCTCGCATAGATTTATTGGCTTAGGTGTAGCGTGTCCGCCTTCGCTTCCATCTTTTTTATGGCGAGCAAATTCCCATACATTATTAAAATTATCATGCACATTATTAAAATAAGCTCTTGTTGAGTAATACTCTCGCTTAATATCTTCATACTCTCGCTTAATATCTTCATACTCTCGCTTAAATACGTCTACATTATTGTCTATACCCCATTGCTTAAATGATTGGTAAACTTCTTCTGTTGGCATGTTCCATTGGCTTTTGCATGTCCAGTGATCTCGGCTTAAATCACTGTGTCCGGCTATTTTTTTCATAGTTGGAATATCCCAACCAGCTTTTAATCTCTGATCTAGTAGATAATCCCTAATAGGCTCCCATCCTTCAAAATAATTATCCGCGTTGTTATTAAACCCTTGTACACCGCACATAACAAATAAGCATTTTTCATCAGCTATCGCATAACTCCGCGTGTTTTCTGAATTTTGCCCCTGTCCATTACCTTTTGCCCATGTGATCAAGTTTCTAAACGTAGCTTTTTGGTTTTTAATCATTGGTTTAATAATAGCGCTATATATGTCCATCAACGGCTCATCAGTACCCCAACAATACCAAGATCCATTTTCTTTAGTGAAAGCAAAAGATATTGGTATCCATTTTCGGTTAAATTCTAATAAATCATCATAATTAAGATTATCATTTAACACACCTTCATTTTCTTTTTTCATCCCATATGGCGGATCAGTAAAAACCATATCAGCTTTTTTGCCATTCATCAATTTATCAATATTAGCAATATCAGTACTATCACCACACAATAATCTATGCTTTCCAAACTCCCACAAGTCGCCAATTTTTGTTAGTGGTTCAACCTCTTCAGGCAGTTCATCATCTCCTTCTGTTTGTTCAGGGTCTTCAAGTTCCTTAAGAACTATATCCATCTCCCCGTCCACTATCCGCAAAGTATCGGCAATCCCTTCATCCATCTCACTGAGCCACCCCGCCAGCTCCTCGCTATCAAACTCACCATATTGGCTGCTAATCGCAAGCAGTTTCTTGCGTGCGTCTGCGATGTCTGAGGCCTCGATGTACGCCACAGGAAGGGCAGGGATCACATATCCATCCGCTCTAAGGCTGGCAAGCGCACGTGTCCTTTGGTGACCGTCCAGGAGGCTATACACCCCATCATGATCCCAGACGAAAAAGGGAACATTGAAGCCATCCTCCAATATTCTAGCCTTGAGTTTCTCTAGGTTCTTCTTGCTGAGTTTCTTAAGGTTTCCCTGGAACTCCACAAGCTGCTCAATCGGTAGCGTTGCTGCCCCCTGGCATGTTACCCGGATACTTTTTGCTGATGTACTCATTTATCTTTGCCTCTCTTTCCTCGTATGTCATCTCGGTGACAGTTATATTACCCGATACCTCTACATCTTGCTTGGGACTCCCAAAGGCCCTGTCCAGCAATACAGACAGGTTCACCAGCCCACCCTTCTTGAAATCTTCAAGATATGCCCTAACCATGAGCCGTACGATCATTGGCTCTGACTTGTCCTGCACCATATCAACAAGCTCATCCGAGCTCTTGGAGAACAGCACGTTCTTAATCATGAGCGCAACGTCCTCACGGCTAATATTGTTATCTTTGATATATTTCTTAAGCTGAGACGGTTTTCTCCCTGTTTTTGCTGGCCTGTTTGTCTTAGAGAATGGTTTCAGGTTCGCAAGAGAGTTTTCATGCATTTTTTTCTCGGTTGCCATCACGGTTCCTCCTTATTCGAAGCTAATATTTCCAAAATCATCCATGTCGTTTTCCATGTCGTTTTCCATACCCCTATCCTACTCCCGAACCTTGCGGTTTGCAAGTATTGTTCTAATGTCCTTGGATACAGGATCATCAAGGACACGCACAAGATCAGCTATACTCTTACACTGCTCAAACATCTTGCTACCAATCCCCCTCAAAGCCCTAGCACCCTCTATGGCTCCTCTAATCTTCTGGGTTGTAATACCGCTCATAATTGCAACTTCATTACTATTATACGACACCCCATCGCAGGTGAACATATAGTTCCTGGCAGCAAGCTCATGGGTATATATTTCCCCATCCTTTCCCTTTATCCGCATTTGGTCTATTCCGTATGTAATGTCCATAAAAGCTCCTTATATGGACATTGTATGCCTAAATTGTTATCATTGCAAGTGTTATCTATGCAGTTTGTAAAAATATATTCCTGAAAAGCAAATCTGCTACATGCTTGCTACACAAAAACAGCAAAAATTGTGTATGCGTAAACTGATACAATAAAAAGGATAATAATAGCATCTTGTAAAAGGTGCTACACATCCTATTGTATGTTATATATCGCAAGGGAAAAGAATTACATATGCACCTAGTAACTTTCAAAAAAATATAGGCCTTACACAGGCATGCGCATGTGCGCTCGCGCATGTGCGCGTGTGCATGCTGGCGTATACGTATATCAGATTATGTGTAGCATAATTACATATAATAATAATAATTCTTTATTATATATATATATATACTACTATAATAATAATAATAATATGTAGCAAAGCCAAAAACCATGTAGCACTTTTGCCAAAAACGCCAAAAAAACGTAGCACTTTTGAAAATGAGGGTACATCAATAAGAAGTAACTCCTTGTGGTATATGGAAAAGGCACAAAACAACATGTTAAAATAGCAAGAGTAAACCTTTGAATGAGTGTGAAAATGGGCTTGAACATGGAAAATATGTATGATAGACTGATTGTAGGTTCGAGGGAACAAGAAAACTATGCACTTTCTTGCTCCCTTGAATAACCAATACCCCTATAGTTCCCTGTGCATACCCGAAAGGGAGGGACGCTATAGGGGTTTTTTGTTTTTAAGGGAATGCAATATGAGAAAACCGATTAATGTAAACGAACTGAAAAAAGTATTCAGGCTGCGTGATGGAAAGTTGGAGAAATTAAAACCTAATTCCAAAGAAAAATGGGTTGTTGTTAATAGTAAAAGTAAAAACAGCCTTTGTTATTACAGGGTTGGGTTTAATGGCAGGAGTGTATTTTACCATGTTATTGTTTGGATATTATCGACAGGTGAAGATATCCCAGAAGAGCTCCAAATAGATCACATCAACGGGAATAGAATTGATAATCGTATTGAAAACCTTAGGTTGGTTACAAATAGGGAAAATCGACAAAACCTAAAAGATCATAGGGACGGAAAATTATGCGGGAGTAGTTTTGATAGGCGCTCCGGAAAATATCAAGCAAGAATACGAATAAATAGTAACGTAATTTATTTAGGCCGTTACAACACAGAACAACAAGCCAATGAAGCCTATAAAATAGCTTGCAGGCATATCCCCGATTATGTTGATAACGTTTCATTCAGAGAAATAATAAAAAAAGAGGTTAATAAGTAAAGATATATATTGACGTAAATACCTACCTGTGCTATACTGTATTCAGATAGAAAAAGGAGACAGGATATGAAAGAAGAAAGCAAGAGAGACTACAGAATGGCTAACAACTTATGGTGCAGGGGTGCTAACTGGTATGTATTCAAGATTGGAAGCATGTGGAGACTCGCTGATTGTTTTGGAAATTTTCCATTATACAAAACAAAAAAAGAAGCTATTGAAGTAGCTAATAGATTTATTCTTAATAATCATTAAGCAATCACTCCCCTCTATGGAGGGGAAACAAATAAAGGAAGGAACAAAATGAACACGAAAGAACCATGGTATGAGGACAGACCGAGACGGAAGGAGGATGTATGCAAATCAAAGTAAACACATCAGAAATTGATTGCTGGAATACAGACGAGATTGTTTGCCCGTATTGTGGCGCAGTCCATGGCGATTCTTGGGAGTTTGGGAAAGGCGAGGATATTGGGGAAATGAACTGTGACTATTGCGGTAGGGAGTTTATCGCAACAAGAAACATCGAAACCACCTATTCGTCTCGGCCGGCCGGTACAAAACCCTATATCGATTGGGAAGAGGGTGATGTTTTCGATGACGGAATCACAGAGGATGAAGCAGAAAAATGGGCGAACCAGAACGGCGAAAAGCCTTGTGAAGTGGTTGAACAAGTCCATTCTTGGTCGGAAGATTATGACGGGAATGTCCATATTCTTGGAAGGGAGCAAAAGATGAAACCTATAAAAAAACCTTGTCCATATTGTGACGAGACACCAGAACCGATGATAAAAAAGAATGGGTTTAAACTTAGTCTTGATGAAGATGGAGATATTTTTATTGAGGTTGATTTAGGATGTGGGACGCCTGCAAGAACGTACAAAACTGTAAACTACTGCCCAATGTGTGGTAGAAGGCTGGAAAGATAATATGGAACACACAAAAGAACCTTGGTATGAAGAGTATTATATTTGTGACGAGGAAGGGCCTCTTGACGAACCTGAATTCAGTGGAGAAATCCTAGCAAGCCCTGATGATTGCGGTATAACTCCTGTAGTTTGTTACGGTGTATCAGATGTAAACGCACGTCGAATTGTCGATTGCGTCAACGCTTGTGCAGGAATCACAAGCGAAGCATTGCAGGCTGGATACATCAAACACCTTGTAGAATGGGATAAGGTGAACCATGACTGCATTGACAGGATAGACAGAAAGATTACTCCGTTTGATTTCAAGGGTAAGAAAATATTAGCGGAGGGAAGTTGAAATGAACGCAGTGATATCGCATCGCATTGTTGGACCTGATGGATTAACCGACAGGCAAAGAAACATGAAGATTGGTCATAAGTTTGCCATAGGCGCTCTTGTGGAATTAGAGAATGGTGCAAGGGCGTTTGTTGTCATGCACACAAGAGATTGTGATGGTACTCCATTGTATGTGTTGGGCCTCAAGCTGGATCCATCAGAGTACGATCGCATTGGTGGATATTCAGAAGAAGATATGCAGGAGGTTCTTGTATGAACGCAAAAGAAAAAGAAACAAGTTCACCATATTCTGGGCTTGTTGGAACCGGGGGTGAACGAATTGTAAGGTGTAATCATTGCATGAAAACTTTTGAAGAGCATGAAATACCGGACAACGATGGGATAGATGTTTGCCCTTATTGTGGCAAAACTGATGGACTGATGGATATAGGGATGGCACAAATGAACGCAAAACAATTTATCGCAAAGCTGTCGGAAGAGAAGGGTGTTGATGTTACAGTGGCTGCCGTGAGGCATCACGCCAGGTTGGGCAGGATCGGCTACCGTAATGACGGGCGCTGGGTGTTTGAGACAAAGGATCTTGAGCGCATGATGGAGTATGCAGGGAAGCAAGGGCCGAGGAAGAAGCAATTAAGGATCAAACCACTTGAATGGATTGAGGAAGATACTTTTGTAGCATTCGGATGTTTCGGGACTTTTGAGGTCATGGAAAGTGTGGATGAGCAAGGCTCATGGACAGGGTCATTGAATGACAACAATGGTTATGATGGCTACGAAGAACAGGACTTCCCGACCGCTGAGGAAGCAAAGGTGTACTGTGAAAAGTTGCATGAAAAGCAGATACGCGCGGCATTGAAATTTGTATCATGGGAGGTTATGTGATGGAAAATGAAAAATTGGATATCAAGAAATTTAAGGCGTCGATGTTCGTTGATCCCGAGAACAACAGGATCTTGAGAGAAACGCAGAACGCAATCGGTATGGCGGTAAAGCTGATCATTGATCTTGACGATAAACTAACCAGGGCGTGTTTGATACAGCTGGGGTGGACACCTCCTAATCAGGAAGGTGGTGCCGTGTTGCTCGACAGGCGCAGGCTCGATGCTTGCTTGGAGTTCTGCAAGGATAAAAGTACAGACGAGCTTGAGGTGTTGAATCATGTCCGCATGATGGTTGGCCGTGAATGTGTGAAGCACGATAGGTGCGGTGATGAATGCATGGGGCATGATTGCCCGCATTATGGGGAGGTTGACAAATGAAAACATTCTATAAGAAAGACAATCCGCAAGGCTGGCCATTTGCCGATGGTGAAACCGTCGAGGTAATCAAGGCGGACATGTGCCTAATCGCTACGATCGGCGGGGTGCAATACGCCATGAACGGGCTGGCTATTATGCGTCTCAATCTGCCTGAGGTGAATATCATTGAGGGAAGGAGCGTGGGGCCGTATATCAAGGAGGCGCTCAGATGAGAAAGGGAACCCCTGTTAAGGTCATCAAGGACGGGGTTGTAATCGCTGTATGTGAGAACCTTGGGGATGCTATGCGCCTCACCCAGGTACATAAGCAGACCATAAAAAAACGCATGGTCGACAGGAGCACGATTAGAGGTTATGGGTTCCGTAACATACCGACCTCGGAATAATAAAAGCAATTAACATATTACTATAAAATAACCGACATTTTTTTATAACACTTTATATTTTATGTTATCAATAGCCACTTGACAATAGCGTCAAGTGTGCTATGCTAATCAGTGCACGGAGGCGCAATATGGAAAAAAATAATCTTTTTCTCACGTACAAAAACAAGAGCGGGCTTTCTTATAAGGATCTTGGCGACAAGATTGGTCACTCTAGGGTGTATACCCATCAGCTTATCAGTAGTCCTGGTTCAAGCAATATGATCAATACGCTCATAGATCTTGGCGAGCATATCGGCATGGATAGGGATATGGTCATATCTGAGTGGAGGCGCATGCGAGCTGAGCACGATGCGCAGGTTGCTGAGAGAAGGATCGGCAAGAATGGGAGTATGTATCATAGGGAGAAGTCGTGAAATATAAGACATATAAATCTGCTATTTCTGGAGGCACCGTATGACCGACCTCTTCACCCGTGCAAAATCAGTGGGCCTCCTGCATATCAGAGATTGGCTCCCCAATGGACGAGAGGATAACGGGGAATGGGTTGCGCTCAATCCCACCCGTGAGGACAAGACTGCTGGCAGTTTCAAGGTAAACCTGCGCACAGGCGCTTGGATAGATAATGCCACCGATGACAGGGGAGGCGATGCTATATCACTGTATGCCTTCCTGCATCAGAGCCAGTGCGCTCAGGCAGCCTCAAGCAAGGGATATGACAATATTACCGGTGGGATCCAATGCGAGGCAGCCAGGGCAATCCTTGAGACTTATGACGCCTCATATTTCGGTGATGAAAAAACCGTGTTCACCCCGCAGAAATCATCAAAGAAAGGCGATTATTGGGAAGGGTGGTACCCGGTAACAAGAAAGATTGATCCGCTACCAGAGCTGGACCTTTCATTTTTCGAGAAGAATTGGGGTAAGGCATTTGAGCAATGGGTCTTTGATGATGGTAAACGAAAAACCATCATGATCATAGTCCGCTTTATCGATGGTGCCACTAAGACAGACCGTCCTTTTACCCTCTGGGAGCGTCAAGGTGAGCTCAAGTGGCGCTCCAAAGCTCCGAAGGACAAGTACCCGCTCTGGAACCTTGCCGAGCTCCTACAGCGCCCAGGGGATGCTGTTATCTTATGTGAGGGCCAGAAGGCGGCGAGCAGGGGGAAGGCGTGCGAGGGCCTTTCGAGTTATGTGTTCTCAGGTTGGTATGGGGGTGCTGGTAGCACCGCTCTGACCGACTGGTCAACGCTCAGGGGGCGCACTGTCTACTTCTGGCCTGATGTGGATACTCCTGGAAGAAAGGCGATCAAGGCCCTTCGCGAGTTTTCCATTGAGTTTGACATCAATCTCATAATAATTCACCCTCCTGTTGGTGTAGCCAAGGGCTGGGACCTTGCTGACGCTATAGCAGAAGAGCGCGATATCGATGCTATAATCAACGGGAAGAAAGATGATGCAATCCTGAACAGGTTCCTGGACGATGATGTTCCCTTGCCATTCGATATTGTCGGGACTAGTGGAAGCGATATCATATTCTATCCGCATGGGTCCAATCATATCGAGCGGTTCCGCTCATCATCCCTGACAAAGAATGCGCTCATGGTACTGGCTGACCGCAGTGAGTGGGGTAATTATTTTCCCAAGGATGGAGGCGGAGCCGCTTGGGATGCTGCGGTCAACTTCGTGATCCGCAAAGCTGAGAAGGCTCCTGTGTTTGATTTTACGAGAGTTCGGGGTGCTGGTGCTTGGCTTGAGGGTGATCAGGTGGTGGTCAATACAGGGGCAAATCTTATTATTGATGGCGAGATTAAGGGCTTGCATGAGTCTCCTGGCGTATTTGTATATGAGAAGCAGGCGATTATCCCCTATAGAACAACTGGAGCTATGGAAGTTACCGAGAGTAAGAAACTCCTGGATATCATCAAGCGCATTGATTGGACATCTCAGATGTCTGCCTATGCGCTGGCCGGCTGGTTGCTCTTGGCTCCTTGGGGCGGGGTGCTCAGGTGGAGGCCTCATATCTGGATTGTAGGGCCTCACGGAACTGGTAAATCATGGGTTATGGAGAAGATCATCACGCCGATGGCAATCAAGGGCTTTGGTGTCAGAGGCGATGGTGCGAGTACTCCTGCAGGTGTAAGGCAGAGCTTGAGTAATAGCAGCAAACCATTTATCGGTGATGAAATGGAGTCAAACAACATGAAATTTGCCGAGCAAATCGAGCAGATATTGAACTTGTTTCGGGGTAGTAGTAGCGGCAGTGAGGCTGGGGGGAGCACCCTGCATGGCTCTGCTGATGGTGAGGGCAAACAATGGCTCATGCAGAGCATGGCATGTTTTTCGAGTATCGGGGCTGCAATGACGCATGGAGCTGATATTGACCGCTTTACCGTGTTGGAGCTCAAGCCACCGGTCAAGGGCGAGGTTAGTCTCAGGGCACAGAAATTTGAGATACTCCAACGTGCCAGCATGATATTGACCGGCGAGTGGGCTACTGCCTTCCATGCGAGGACGTATAATCTTATGCCTGAATTGCTGAAGGCTGTGCAGATTGTCTGCCAGCAAATACAGCCGATCGTCGGGACTATGCGCGATGCTGACCAGATAGGTACGATTATGGCAGGCGCATGGCTGATCGATCACGACAAGGCACCGACTGCAAGCGAAGCTAAAACATGGCTAGAGGGGCTTGATATTCTAGACCTCAAGGGTGACATCGAGCAGAAGGCCGACGAGGAGCAATGCTTTGATGAGCTGCTGAATATAAGAATCGAGGTGAGCAACAAGGAGGGGCGGAGTAAGCTGTCTGTCGGTAGTGCGCTTGAGTTGTTTTTTGGAGAGGCATCAGGAGAGAAGCCGTACCAGAGCCAGCGTGATGAGTATCCTGGTGTTACCCAGACCACGATCAAAAATGAACTTATGCAGATTGGTATGAAGCCCATATTTGAAGGCGGCGCGTGTTATCTCTATGTTGCCTGCACGCATCCGTCCTTGAAAAGGGGGCTAAAGGATAGCGGTTGGGCTGGGAGTTATACGAGCCTGCTGGGGAGGCTCCCATATTGTGAGGGTACGTTCGGGCCTACCGGATTTGCTGGCGTGCAGAAGAGATATCTTAAGTTGAAGATCACCGGTATTGTTGATACCGTGCCATTTTAAAGGAGAGAGGAATATGAGAGCATTAGGTGAGCAGTGGGTTGAAAATGGCAGGATGTACAAGGCGGTACTGCAAGAGCCAAAGATTATAAATAGAGTTATATATGGGAACATTTGTCATGGTTGTTGTCATGTTGACAACTGGGATGATGATTGTCTCCATCCTTCTAGGTTGTGCCCATTAGATAAAGGGATGATTATTCACGATCTTGGTCCTGTGAATGAGGATGGATGTCTTGCTGAGGAGAGGACAGGCATATTTCCAACTCTAAAGGAAAAAACAGTCAATGGAAACAATCTGTTTGGGTACTACGTTGTTGCTCACCACATAACAGTAATAGTTGAATGGTTTTCAACCAAGCAAGAAGCTATAGACGCTTGGAACAGGAGGGTATGAATGTACACAACTTTACCAAAAAACCATGAATACAGAGTAATGGTTGGAGCAAAGAAGGTTAATGTGAAAGATAAAGAATGCTTGAATTTACAGTGCTTCAGACCACATGACTTTAGTTATACACGAACGGATAGAAAGGTGATCCATGACTGGCGATGTGTGCATCGAGAGAATCATGGATGCCCTGATGTGAAATTAGTGAAGGAGTACTAATATGGAATATATAGGAATAACAGTCTATTTAATTTTTTTGATAGCTCTTTTGTGGCCAGAAGAGATTGACCAAGAACAACCACCTTGGGAACTTTATGAATGCGAAAGGGATGATTACCCAGAACATTACTTGTAACAGGAGGACAATATGACTGTATATGAAATAATATTTGAGTATCTCAGTAAAAACGGATTTGACGGATTATGTACAGATGAGTGTGGGTGCCTGCTGGATGACCTCATGCCTTGTGATTGTGTTTGCAGTTATTGTGAAGCGGGGTACAAATTGAGCACAGAGGAAGCGAATCGGCTAGGGTTCGAGGTGGATACTGATTGGGATTACATCGTCTGTGGCAAGAAACCGGAGGGGATTGAAGATGGACAAGAGTGAGTTACAGAAGCAGTTTGAGGACGAACAGGACCGTGAAGCAGTGGCCGAGTTTCCTCATGGGAATATTTATCTTCCTGCTTATGGAGAGTGGTGTGAACGCAAGGTTTTAAGTCTGATTGATAAGGCTGAAGCATACGACCGTCTGACTAGTGGTGGAAAAAAGACACTCAAGGAGTGGGCGAATATGTTCGGGATGGCGGTTGCTGTCGACCAGAACAGGGAGGCGGCATGTTTTGTACATATCCCTGCCATGTATCCCAATAACGGTAAAGGCATCTGGACAAATAGTCCAACGCATTACGGAGAAGAAACATACCTTTTGCCTCCGTATCTCATTGACTTCAAAGGCGACTGGAAAGACTCCCTCACCCTGCCAGACGGATGGGAGGAGAAATGTTCGAGCACACATTGACCGACGGATGGCCTTGGGATCAGGGTATAGATATTGAGCCCTTTATCCTGGCGAAGATGAAATATAACGAGAACCGGCCGTATAAGCATGGGAAGATATATTGAAAAAAGATGTAAAAAGGTAAATATATATATTGACAGTATGCTATATATGTTGTAAGCTGTAGTTAGTTAAAGAGAAGGAGTTCACAATGACAACAAAAGAAGCAATCAGAATCGCAACGGAAATGGTTACAGCAACATACAGCATCGATGAAAACGGCAACAAGGTAATGGCGAGACTAGAAAGATCAAATGCTGCATTAAGAGAATTTAGAGTTGAGAAAGCTCTTGTGCTTCTTGGAATTGACAAGGAAGTTGCAAGAGATAGAATGTATTATCTGTATGACAGTGGTCTTGATATTATCGTTAACGTCGAAACTATAATGTCACTTTTTGGCAATGCATGAAATAAATTCTTACCACAAGGGAAGGCTGGTAACCTTCCATTGTTGATTAAGCAATAGGAGGAATATCATGGAACAAGAAATTAAGCGCAACGACCAGGTAATCGCAGACGGCAAGCAATGGCGTGTCGACTGGTTAGACGGCCCGTACCTTGGGCTTTCTAGCGTTGATGGATCCCACAAGGAGCTGCACAAGCATGTGTGTCAGAAAGTATCAGATATAGTTGACGATGTGCTCTCAAGAGTCACCATGCCATAGGAGGGCTTATGTGGTTATTAGTGCTGTATATTGTACTTGTGGCAGGTATCCTTGGATGGAACTGGTTCGCGCATCATGAATGAAAAGGAAATGAAAATGAAAAAATCACAGATTCAGAAAGAGATTGAAAAAATGGCTACTCTTGAAGGGAGTTTTTATCGCTTCAAGGATTGCTCGGTTGTGGGATCAACTCCTGCAAATAAAATCGACTACAATTATCGGGTTGACATATCTTTCTTTGATGTTGATAGCCTGATAATTCACTTTGCCTGTTGTGAATACAATATCCGCACAAGCATTTGTGAGTACTTTTCTGATTTGGTTGTAGAGGCTGATGGGGATGTTTTAACCGTCAAAGGCAAGTGGTGTGAGCTGGTTATTGAGAAGGAGGTAAAGGAATGAGAGAGATATTATTTAGAGGGAAATCTTGTATTGGGAATTGGGTCTATGGGTATCTTAAAAAACAAATGGTTGGTGACAAGGCTGATGTTTGGGCAATTCAAACAGAAGGAAAAGAGATGTTACACTTGCCTGCAACAAGATTTAAGCCAGCAAAAGACACGTTGCTTTATGAAAATATAGTTGCCCCTAATACCGTCGGCCAATTCACCGGACTCACTGACAAGAATGGCAAGAAGATTTTTGAGGGTGATATATTCACAAGCGACTATTTCGACGATACCTATAATTTTGAGGTTGTGTTCAGCGATGGTGCGTTCTGCGGTAAACATAAATCAACCGGCATATATATGCTCGGATTTACTAATTTCGATGACAACGGTGAGGACCTTGGATATTGGTGCGAAGAAGATTATACCTCCCATATCCAAATCATCGGCAACATCCACGACAACCCAGAGCTGCTCTCATGACAACCCCCGAGATTAGCGCCCTACTCTTGTCCTGGATGGAAGTTGCCAGCAAGCGCAAGATGTTAGAGCTGAGGAAGGCTCTCTGCAATTGTAGGGATATTCTGGACGGCTTGCTTGATGCCTATCCTGCATATGCCATGAGCAAGGCTGCTGAGGTAAGGGATGCTCTTGCTGGTATGAATCAGGGCGACGAGCAAGTTATAGAAATACAAAAAGCATTTGAAGAGAAGATGAAGGAGTTTGCTTAAATAGCAGAATCATTATTTTAAGGAGTTCACATGAGAATATACATCTCAGGCCCCATGACCGGAATCCCCGACAACAATCGAGACGAGTTTTCCCGCATGGCGAGCCTGCTACAGGCCAAGGGCCATGAGCCGGTAAATCCGCATGATATTATCCCAACAAGAAGAATACAAATGACATCAGGGTACATCGAGGAGCCTATCAAGGATCCCAAATATCTTGATTATCTCAAGGCCGACATTGCCGTGCTCATGTTTTGCGATGCCTACGTCCTCCTGGACGGATGGCGAGACAGCAGGGGTGCCAGGATAGAGAAGGGCTTAGCTGATGACCTAAGCATACCGAATATGACAGGGGAGGTGCTTTCATGATAGGCGGTACACTTGTCCACTCAACAAGCAGCGGGATGCCCAGGGACAAGTACCTTTCTCCTGAGCGCTTTGATGACATAACGCTCAGGATTGTTGAGGCGATACCTGAGTATCCTGGTGAGATAACAAACAGGGAGCTGTGCAAGCTTACCGGTCTTAATGGTCCGACTGTTGAGCGCAAAGTAAGCAAGGCAGGAAATCACTTTCTGATCATAGAAGAAGAGTGGAATGTGTATTCTAGGTTGGCAAGATAAAGGAGATATGAATGAAAAGTAACAAAAGGCCTGTAGTGGTAGATTTATTCTGTGGTGCTGGCGGTGAGAGCCAGGGCATCCATTGGGCAGCAGAGAAGATGGGGAAAGAAATAGAAATGTTCGCAGTAAACCATTGGGAAAGAGCTATCGAGACGCACTCATTTAACTTCCCAGGTGATGAGGTTATCTGTAGGAATATTGAGGATATCAATCCGAGCAGAGTAGTTCCTCATGGTCATGTAAGCCTTTTATGGGCTTCACCTGCTTGCACGCATTTCAGTGTTGCTCGTGGTGGAAAACCGATGGACGAACAGAGCAGGGTTACGCCCTTCACTATCCTTGACTGGCTGGACAAACTGACAGTTGATCGTGTAATTATCGAGAATGTGCCAGAGTTCCAAACTTGGGGACCTTTGTGTAAAGATAATAGGCCAATCCCTGAAGGCAAGGGGGAGACCTTTCAAGCTTTCATTAATATGATGGCTTCTCTAGGATATGATATTGACTATAAGGTACTTAACGCCGCCGATTATGGAGCACCAACTACTCGCAGGAGGTTGTTCATACAGGCTACACGAAAAGGAAGCGGCAAGCGGATCATGTGGCCAGAGCAGACACACTACAACCCGTTGGACACTTTGTTTTCAGGCAATAATCAATGGGTGCCTGCAAGAGATATTATTGACTGGTCTCTTCCTTCACAACTTATCCACGAGCGCAAAAAGCCTCTTGCAGACAAGACAATGAAGAGGATTATGCAGGGGATTGAGCGCTATTGGGGAGACGGTGCAAAACCTTTCATTACCCGTTACAACGGTGGGGAGAACAGGAACCATAGTATTAACGAGCCTGTACCTACACTAGACACCAGTAATCGTTACGGGCTTGTAGAGCCACTCCTGATGGAGTATTACGGCAATGGTGTTTGTAAGCCTGTGAGCGTACCTGTAGGCACCGTAACTACCAGAGAGCGGTTTGCATTGATAGAAAATCAAGGTGTCGGGATCAAATTCCGTATGCTACAGCCACACGAGTTATCTGCAGCACAATCTTTCTCAGATCACTATCATTTTACCGGAAACAAAGGTGAGGTGGTTAAGCAAATAGGTAACGCTGTTTGTCCTCTAGTAGCGCAAGCGATCGTAGGTGATTCTTTATGACCAACCTCTTCAACCTACGCCCCTACCAGCTTGATGCCGTCTCTCAGATAGAAGATTGCTGGTCTAAGGGTATCCAGTGTGTTGTCTGCCAGCTCCCCACGGGGGGTGGCAAGTCAAGGATCATCAGGCAGATTACGGACAATTATGCTGCCAACAAAAAGGTCATCTATCTTGTGGCTCATCGCAATACTTTGGTAAGGCAACTCTCTCAGGAGATTGCTGAGGCTGATATCAAGCATGGCATTATTCAAGCGGGAGCGCCATTCATCCGGTATCGTATCCAGGTGTGCAGTATGCAGACGCTGGTCAGGAGGCTGGACAAGCTGGCTGAGCCGGAGATAATAATAGCGGATGAGGCGCATCATTGCAGGTCAGCTTCCTATATGAAAATCCTCAACCACTGGCCAGACGCCAAAGTACTCGGCATGACTGCCACACCAAGCCGCCCAGATGGGAAGGGCCTTAATGATATCTTTGACCGCTTGATTCTTGGCCCCACAATGAAGGAGCTCATCGAAGCTGGCTTTCTCTCTGATTATGAATATTACGCTCCTGCTGTCCTGGACATGGAGGGCGTAAAGGTAAAGGCGGGTGAGTTCAACACCGAGCAGACATTGGAGCGTGTTGACCGCAAGACAATAACAGGGAGTGCGGTCGAGCACTACCGCAAGTATGCAGATCATATGCCGGCGATCGCCAGTTGTGTGAGCATAGCCCACTCTGAGCACGTGGCCCAAGAATTCCGCGACGCTGGATACAAGGCTCTTGCGGTAAATTCTACGATGGATGCACTTGACGTACAGCGGGCTATTGGGGGCTTGCGTGACGGCTCTATCGAGATACTCACACAGTGTGAAATGCTCGGCGAGGGCGTGGATGTTCCGGCTGCTACCTGCCTGATAGGGCTTAGGCCTACAGCGAGTTTGGTCATCTTTTTACAGCACGTGGGCCGGGTGCTGCGCAAATCGCCCGGCAAGGATAAGGCCATCATATTGGATCACGTGGGAAATTGGAGCCGTTTCGGGCTGCCTGATGATGATCGGGAGTGGACGCTTGAGGGCAAACCAAAAGGGGTGAAAGATGTTTCCAAGTACAAGCGCTGCCCCGATTGTCTGCACCCAGTTTTGACATCAGCAAGGGTATGCCCCCATTGTGGCTTCCAGTGGACTGAGACAGCCGAGCCTATGAGCCGGGTCCCCCTGGAGGTGGAGGGCGAGCTGGTGAGTATCCGTGATGTTGGGGATGATGTCACGCAAGATTTGGCGAGGGCTATTAGCCGCAAGGCTCATAATTTGAAACAGGCTATTGCCATTGGCAAGAGCATGGGTATCAAGCACACATCAGTATACACGGTGTGGACAAAAGTATTACATCTAAATGTTGACAGCATCATATAGGCGTGGTAGGATACAAGGGAATTAAGGGAATATTCGCATGTAATAAAAAAATGGAGGATGATATGCACAAAGATATAAAAAACGTATGGCGTAAATAATAATTCCGGAGGCGGTCAGTCCTCTAAACAGTGGCAACCCTACTGTTCTGACTGGTGTAAATGGGTTTGGTTGCAGAGAGGATACCTAATGGCCTACATCATAGACTTTGTGGTAACGGTTACTTACCTACTGCAAGAGCATGTTGATTCTACCGTAAGTAGAGGCATGTTCCGCATAGCGGAAGAGGACTTCCATCCACCTTAGATTTTCAGTGTGGAGTTTCGCACCATCTGGACACCTAGGATTGGGTTATAAATACGTAAGAATAAGGTCACCCCGTACCTAAAATACATTAACAAACGGGGTTATCAAGGGACTGTGGCGGAATGGATAGACGCTAAGCTTACAGGGTGTAGTAGGGCCAAACCAAACCTTGTCATACGGAAGGCCCATGCAGGTTCAAGTCCTGCCAGTCCCATTGGGGAAACCCAGATAAGAATAAGGAGATATATATGAAAAAAATCCCAGCAGAAAAACTTAATATGGTTCTTGCCTTGCACTATTTGCACGGGCTATCGAAAAAGCAGATTAACAGGATCAGCGGATTGCATTACACCCAGGTAGATAGCCATATCGCAAAGCTGGACAAGCAACTTGCATCAGGCGAGTTATCAAGGGATGACATCATGGCAAGCGCAGAGAGCGCCAACAGGCGACTTGGGCTTGAGGAGCTTGTGGCCAAAGATGGCGGGAAGGATATGGAGGTAAAAGAAAAAAAGCTAGTAGAAGAAATTAATGCTGATAAAAAAATACACCCAATTTTGGTTAGTGAATCTTTATACAACAAAATGATCAAAGATGTAAAAGAAACTATAAATTACACTCCTGACCAAAATGTAAAACCACAACCAAAATCAAATTTCGTTTTACCAGAAGATTTTGCTAAAAAGCATGTAAGCGATACAAGATGCATTATTCCTGGTCAAGAGCACTACGCTATCACTGTCCTAGAATCTCTTATTCAACGGATCAGGAACCGTTCCATATTCATAACCTGCCTCTCTATCAGTGAAGAGGATTTTTCGACGCTATCCATCAATTGGAGGTCTAAAAATGAAACCAAGTGACATGCTCACGGTTGCTGAGCTCTCAGAGCAGACAGGAATAGAGAGATCGCTTATTTGGTACTATGTAAAGAAGCTTGGCATAGAGGGTGAGCGCATCAGCGGGCAGAGGATCCTGTTGCTCTCCCCATCTGATGCTGAGCGCATCAAGATGTCGTGCAGTAAGTATCAGATTGAAGAGGGTGCCACATCAATAACAAAGCTCGCCATTGAGCTTGGTGTTAGTCGCCAGACTGTGTGGGCTGCTGCAAAGAGCCTTGACTGGGAATATCTTGGCAAACCAAGGAGCAAGGCTATTATAGGCCCTATTTTTGCTGATGAGATACGGGAGGCTATCAATGACAGAAAAGCAGATAGGTGACGCATTGCTCTCTAAGCACCCCATGATGTTTCGCAATGCTGCTGGGTATGGGATTGCCACATCTCCCAAGGCTATCCATAAGCTACAGGGAGGAAAATTTCTCCTCGATCATGGATCACCATTGCGCTTTGGCCTGCAACCTGGCTCATCTGATTTTATCGGATGGGAGACTGTTGAGGTAACTCAAGACATGGTCGGTACCAAGATTGCTATCTTCCAAAGCATCGAGATAAAAACCGAGCATGATCGCTTGAGCAAGGTGCAGCGAGCATGGAATAAGGCTGTGCAGATTGCTGGAGGTATCGTGCAGGTATGGCATTACAACGGCAAGGAAATAGAGATTATACAAGGGGAGAGGATAATATGAGAAAGCTGAAAAATGGAGCAGGTTATATCGTGACCGAAACAAAAAGCTTCAAGCAGAGAGAAAAAGAAGCTTATGAAACCTTGGCGAAGAAAATGGATGAGCGTGATGAGGTGTTCCGTCTCATGAAAGAGATTGAGGACGCGAGCGAGATCATACCACCAAAGTATGCCCAGGATGCAAGGATCATGATGAATTATGAGGCGTATAAGATTCTTGGCAGTTGGCGTGACCAGCAGAGTGTTGTAATCAGGTTGAGGCAAGCAGCGAGGAAGGCTGCTAAGAAGCAGACGAAGAAGCGTTGACAGAATTATATTTCTGTGGTAAGCTGTATCTATAAAGGGGATACAAAATGCTAACACCAGATTTCAAAATCACATCAGCAAAGTTTGAAGAGGGTTTCATTACCATGGTCTGTTCAGAGACCAGTGAAGCTTATGTACCTTGCCGGCTTGCAAAAACTGATAAGGTAACAAATCAGGTTAGAGTGCATTGGCAAAACTACGCACCACAATCTTGGCTTATGTTTGGTGCTCTTGGTACGGTCTACAACGTCGCAGTTTCTAAGATGCAAGAAATTCTTGCATATCTAAATAGCATGGACACGGAGAACGTGTACAGCTTCATCCCATAATGGAGGATCAAATGAAACTAATCGGAACGAAGGAATGCTTGCAAGAGCTCGGCAAAGTTGACGAGCAGTATCTTGCAAACAAGTTATTAGAGGCTCGTGCCGGACAGCCTGGGCATATAAGCGTTGAGCTACCTGCACGTGGGAAGATGTATCGGTTCACCAGCAAGCTGTTAGGCAGCTCGGTGGTATATGTTAAAAAGGAGCAAGAAGATGGAAATCAAGAATGAACAGACAAGAATCAGGATTAATTACTCGGTATCGGCAAAGGGAGTATTCCAGCCCGATATCACCAGCGAAGCAGAGACTGTTGCTACGGCAATGGCGAACCTTGACGAGGCGAACACCCAGCTGAATAATTGGGCGCTTACCAAGGGTATCATTAAGGAGGAGGTAATCAATGGCTAAAATTTACGGTGACAAGGAAAATATCAGATACGCACAATCTGCCCCTGCTGGGGCGCGTGATGTGTATGTGAACATGGACGCTATCAACGATCTTCCCGAGGAATACGAGGCGACCATCAACTGTGTGGAGTATAATCCCAAACGCCTGGCAGATAGCTTTAGCAATGTCGGGACTGAAAAGAGCCCGTCCTGGATGCCAAAACCAGAATTTATGTACAAGGTTGCCGAGGCGACCGGCATCAACGGAGCTGGTATATCCGAGGTAACTCCTTTAATTGAGGAAGTTGATATCAATCCCATGCTGTGTAAGCCCATTGACGCACAACCAAATTACCAGCGCAAAAATGTTGGGCGCTCAGTCAGCAAGCAGAGCAGTATCCTCATGGAAGATGGATCCTTTCGGTATTCCAGTCTGTGTACTGCTGAATATAATGTCTGGGAGCGATGCTGTGAAGCATGGAGCAAAGAAGAGATGTATACCGAAGGGTACAGCAAGCCTGCCAAATTTGGCAACAAGTACGAGACGTCGTATCAGAGACGCTCTCATTTTGATTCTGAGATGAAGTTTGCCCACGCTAAGGCCGAGAGTAAAGCATACCTCAAGACAATCAGAGAGCTTGCTGGTATGCCTACCGGATTCCAGTCAGCCGACCTCACCAGCGGTAAGATGCTGTTTGCCCGCATAAGGCGAAGCAAAGCTGTGCTTAAGATGGAGACGGCTGCTCGCATATCTGCCATGAGTCGTGGCATCGAATCACAGCCAGCAAAGGCCATGCTTTTCGGTCCTGCCGATACTGAGGAAATCGCCCAGGAGGCTGTGATAGAGCAGACCGAGCCGATCGAGGATGCTCAAGTCCAGGAAAGCCAGATCCTTGCCGTTTTCCGTGAGTACATGCCAAGCATCAAGGATGAGGCGATGCAGGCGACCGCCAAGGCCACGATTGAGTGGCTTGAGGGACAAGATGATCCTGAAGCGAATAAGGCATTTTATGCCAAGGCCCTAAAGAACCTCAAGCTGATTGAGGATGGTATCCCCGAGGCATTTAGATTGACGCATACGCTGTTTGAGTAATGTGATATTGCAAAGGTGTTAGCTGTTTTTAGTTGACACCTTTCCTTTTTCATAGTAATCTATATTTATCTACGGAGGCAGATAATGACAAATAACATCAAGTATCTTGAGGTTTCGGATTTTCACTACTCCCCCAAATGGGGGGATATCTCCATGTCGTGTGCTCGTGCAGTACGTGAGGCAGCAATCAATAAAAAGGTTGACTTTATAGCGGTTCCAGGCGACTTGTACGATGCACCAATCATGGTGACGGACAAGGGCGGTATGAACCAGCTACGCAAGATTATCCGCATGTGGCTGGACGTATGTCCTGTTGTTGCAATCGAGGGGACCCCAAGCCATGATGGCCCTGGGTGCTATGGCCCGCTTGAGGATATGGGCGTAACGGTGTTGAGGCCGGGTAAGACATACGGATATGATGGCAACGGCATAACAGAAGCTAACAGCTCATCTCTTGCCATCCTCTTCGGCATCCCTGAGCTCAACAAGAATACCATTCAGGCTCAGCTCAAGTTATCCGCTGATGAGGCGAATGCCGAGGCGGTCAAACTCCTGTCAGATTATGTCCTGCAGTACATTGCTCCCATGCGTGAAAAGTACAAAGATATTCCAGCGTTTGCTCTGTTGCATGGGAATATCTCAGATGCACATAAAGAGAATAACCCCGACATCATCATGCGCTCATCCGATATCGTGATCCATACAGAGGATCTCTTGCCGGCCAATATTGACCGATGGAGTCTTGGCCATATCCACACTCCTTGGGAATCAAAGATTATCAACGGCGGGTATCCTGGCTTTCCTGGAATGGATAGCAATCCTTGGGGCAAGCGTGATTTTATTCCTGCTATGAATCTTATTACTGATGGGAAAGTTGAGCGCCTGCCCTACGGTACGCCAATGCGCAAGAAGATAATTGATGTTGCAATGGCTACAAATCCTGATGTAGCCTACTGGCTTGTATCAGACAATCCAAACGCAATGCTCCCAGCAAGCGTGCATCCATGGTCGCGTATTACCTTTGATGAGGTCAGAAACGAGACAAGGCGCGTCACCAAGGAGCAGGCCAAGGATGTGAAGAAGCTCTCAGACCTGTACAAGCTCATTGACCCGACGGTAACTGTTCCTGTGCTGGACCTTGTCGACACGATTCCAGAGGGTCACGCATCAAGTCAGGATGCTGTCGATCTCCGCATGTCATATCTGCAGGTCAAGGGCTGTACGTTCTTCCGCACAAAAACTGTAACGTTCGATCTTGCAAAACTCGCAGACGGGGTGACAAGCCTAATGGGCGATAATGGCTCGGGCAAGAGTAGCGTCCTGTCATTCTGTACACCATACCCGCTGGTTGTCGGTAAGGACACCAGCAGTGGGCGCATCTCTGCTATCAAGGATTTCTTTGCTAGCAAGGATAGCAGCATTGAAAAGCATTTCATCGTGAATGGCCAAAAGCATGAGCACCTGATTACTATCAGGGGCGCTCATACGCAATCACCAAAAGTTGAGTGCTATCTTACAGTCGATGGTGTTCCTCAGCTTGATTGTGCCACCTTTGATGAGATGATGGGTGAGTGTGAGCGCCTCTACGGGTCCTTTGCCGATTATCTGCCTACTACGTTTTATGTCCAGCCCCTGCAGAGCAAGACAGGCTCAAGCTTGATGTCTGCCAGCATGACCGACATCCGCAACCTGGTTCAGAATATTGCCGGTATCGATCGCGACAAGGAGAAGCGTTTTGCTCTGGATTCCTATGCCAAGGCAGATAGTGAGGTCAAGCGCCTTGAGTCATGGATAACCGGAGCTCAGAGCATGCTTGATGATCCACAGGAGATTGAGCGCAACATTGCAAGCTTGACCGAGAGCAAGCCCGTAATCGAGCATAGGCGCGCGCAAGCCGAACTGGATGGTAAACTACTCGGCACACAGCTTGAAGCCCTGCAGAAGGCCAAGGCTGAGAGCGACGAGCAAGCTAGGGCTCAGGAGAGTGACCGCACGAGAATGTGGGAACTCACCAGCAATATTGAGCAGAATGAAAAGCGAATACTGGCCATCAAGGAAACTGTGCAGAACCTTCCGGCTATCAAGGAAAAGCTGGCGAAGAATGAGCAGGCTGTTGCAACGGTAAAAGATATTGAAGCCAAGCAATACGCAAAGAAGCAGGCTCAATGGGAATATGATGAAAAGATTCGGGATCTGCAGAGCGAGATTTCAAAAGCAACAATGAAATGGAATGCTGATTGTGATCTGGTAGTTCAAGGCAACAAGAAAGCTCAGCAAGACTTTGAATCTGAGCAAGCTGGAATTATCAGAAGCATTGAGGATAATGAGCGGTCAATCACAGATTATCAAGGGCGAATTAAGAACCTGAATATCCCTTGTCCACAATGTGGGTATCTTGCCGATGATATTACCGCTCAGATTGAGAAGTTGGAATCTAGTATCGTAATGTTTTCTGATGCGCTTGCCATCGATAAGGCTAGCCTCAAGGCTCTTGTACATCCTATAGCAAAGCAAGCACCTGAGAAGTCACAAGCTCTTATTGACCTTGAGGCCACTGTTATAGCGCGTCCTGCTATTCTAGACACTCCCCTTCCAACAAAGCCCGCCTTGCTGTCAACATTCGAGGTCAATATGCTCCATGATGAGCTTGCTGAGTCCAAGAACGCAGGCGAGCAGATAGCTGTCCTTGAGAGCAAGATTGAGCAGGCGAGCGATCATATTGCTGTTCTTAAAGCGAAAACCTACCGTATCGACGGCTCGTTAGGCGAGAAGCTCATGCAGGTATCTGGCGCTATCTCAGCAAAGCGCAAAGAATGGGCTGAGCACAACGCTGAGCTAGCCACAATCGACGCACGTATCGCTAGTATGCAGGAGCGCATTATTGGGTTACGGACGCAACAGCAAGCGATTTTGAAGGCGGAGGCTGACGCTCAGATGTCTGCCGTCCTTGCTGAGCGCTGGAAGTACATCTCTGCCATGTTGCAGCCGTCCAAGATACCTGCCCTTGAGCTTGAGTTGTTACTTGATAGCATCGATGCTGAGGCAACAAGAATCATAGAGCCATATCAGGGCGCAAGGTTTGCCATCAGCACAGAGACGCAGAGCGAAGGGAAGGCAGGGAGTGTGGATCGCTTCGACATCATGGTCTACGATAGCGAAAGCGGAGATAGCCGTAGCTTCATGAAGTTCAGCCCAGGACAGAAGGCGTTCTTCAGCGATGCATATGTGAAGGCTCTGGTCAGACAGCGTAACGAGCGGAGCAACCGGAGTTATGCTCCGATCATAATGGACGAGTCGGATGGCCCCATCCAGCCTGAGCTAATCTCTGAGTACTATGAGATGCAGAGGAGATACTGGACAGATACCCCGGTGTTGGTGGTGAGCCATAGCCCGGCAAGTCATGAGCATATTGAACATACTATAACAGTAGATGAATTACTAAAGGAGACATTATGAAAATGATTAAAGTGAAACCGATTGAACCTAAAATGAATTATGAGGCTATCCAAATAACTGAAGAAAATATATTTGAGATAGTCAACCTTGTTGGTGGGATATATTTTTCAGAGACAAAAAATAGACCAAAAAGGATAGAGATAAATATGAAAGGATGTATGGAAAATAAAACAGCGATGGTTGGAGATTGGTTTTTATTAAAACACTATGAAACATATGACGGGCGACCAGCAATTGAAAGTAACTTTTATAAAAACGATTACTTTATCGAACATTTTTCAAAGGAGACACTATGAACAACGTTACAATGTCCGGCAATCTCACCCGAGAGCCGGAGGTCAGGGCAATTCCAAATTCCGATTACAGCGTGATCGCTTTCGGAATCGCAAACAACGACGAGAGCAAGAAAAGTGCTGATGGCAGCTATGAGAACATTGCGTCATTTTTTGATTGTGAGTACTTCACCAAGAAGCCTCAGCATTGGCTGGCTCAGTTAAGGAAAGGCATTGGTGTTGTAGTCTATGGATCGCTCAAACAAGAGCGTTGGGAGAAGGACGGGCAGAAGCAAAGTCGCATCAAGATCAAGCTAAGCACATATCCGTTGGTGCTCAGCGGCAAGGATGAGCAACAGCAGCCGAAGGTGGCGCAATCTGTGCAACAGCAATCAACTACAGTTCCTCCTGAGCAATATGAGGACGACCAGATACCTTTTTGATATTCTATATCATTAGTATTATAGGTGGGGTGGATACTTTCCACCCCATTCTTTTCGCATAAAAAAGCCCCACACGAGGGGGAGGCTCCCTGGTGTGGGGCAGAGGGTAAGGAGTGAAACCCTCAAATCAATAATAGCACAAAACATTACGGAACAATAGTATGAATCGTCTTATAATACTTTTCTCCCCTGATGATGTATCCTTCAAGTTTTTCTATGTGCGTTGTGGTATTCAATAAGTTGATACCCATCAGCTTCATGAATTCAGAAAGCTGCACAGGATCGGATATATCCATGCTCTCAGGTATCTTTTCCAGCACAGGCCTATCAGGCATGGGAACGATATCAGAGTAGAGAGGTATCTGAGGATCCTGCACGGGTACAGTCTTACAGCCGCTTGTTGCCATTGTTAAAATTATCAATAATGGAATTATAAATTTTGCGTGCTTCGTTTTCATCTTTAGCCTCCCTGATTTCTGCTTTTTGCATTGTATGTTTCTGCTCAATCTTCTCAGAATCCTTGATCGCCTCAGTCGCAACTTGCTGGCCAACTTTTGCAACCTCTGCTTTTTTTTCAGCCTTTGCAGTATCCGCTTTTTGCTCCTTGACCTTCTCCTTCTGCTTGCCAACCCTCTTGGTCTGTATGCCGAGCAGTGAGAGAAGGAGCAGGAAAACTGCACCGATTATTGACCAGATTGTGTTCATTTGCTTACCTTCCTTTCGATAAATCCTTTAATCAAGTTCCAGCCCCAATCCATGACAGTCTGAGATACGAGCCACTGAAGGAAGAATACTGCTATGATGTAAGCGATTACTGCAAAAGGCATGCCGACAAAAGGTATCCCATATCCCAAGGAGATAGTGAGGATGGTAGACAGGATCACCGCAAGCCAAACAATCTCCTTACGAGTCGCTGTCTTCCTTAGTTGTTTCTTGTACGCTGTCAGAGACAGTGCTACAATCACAATTTCAATTACCAGAACGATTGCTGTTTCTTTCATGTTAACTCCTAAAAAACCATACTCATTACATACTGGACTACCATAGCGATAGCGACAGCACCACCAACTGTAACCACTACCCACTTGATGATCGTGAACAAGTTATTCTTGAAACGATCATCTACGACCTTATTAATCTGAGCTGGCATCGTATCTTGAAGATTGTCAAACTTGCTGTCCAAATTGCTGATTTTCCTGTTGAGTTCTTCAAATTTTTCGTTCATAGATACTCCCAGTCCTTCGATTTGTTTGTCAAGTTTTTCAATTATCATCTCAAATCTCATATTTACCCGTTCAAGGTCTTTAGCATTCTGAAGCCCTATCAAGCAGTTCTTCCCATTATCATCAGCCATTATACCCTCCTATGAAAAAAGCAAGCAATACACCCAACCCATCAGCCAGCAAATCACTGAGTGCCATAGGAAGGAACTTTACCAAGCCAAGCTTTTGCCCATACTTGAACCAGTCATACACTTCCTTGCCTATCGCAAACACAATGCCAAGCGGCCACCAAATCGAAGCTAGGAAGAATGAATAGAGAAAGTGGAGGGCTTTGTCGCTCGTAAGCAGTTTTAGCAGTCCACTCATAATTCCGGCCAATCCACATCATACGGGAATCCCGCCTGATCAGGCACATCTCTTAGGTACTGCCTGTACTGCCTCGCCCTTTCAATTGCTACCTTATCACCTGCATCAACCGCCTTATTCACTTCATAATCTGCCAAAACAAGCATTTTGTTTCGCCGGCCCTTTATTTCCAGAGCAAGAGCCTGCCTCTCCTCTTCTTTTGCCCTCTCAAGCAACCAATCTAAATTGTCTCTCACGTAGCCATCAATCCCCTGAATGTCATATTCCAAGGTGTCATAGTACCTAAACCGAATAGAGTCGGAAGGCTCCTCATCTTCTCTGGGTTCTGCTGGGCCTAGATTCTCAAAAAACCTAATCCTCACCATTCCCGGTTTCTCATCAAAGTACAGCTCATAGCCATTTTCAGGCAGAGCGCTCTCTCTCATCAATCCTACGATGTGCTTCATTTTTTAATATTCTCCTATTCTTATACCTACTCGTATAAGGTTCGATTCTAGTATCAAGAAACGTTCTGGAAGCAAACTTCCTGCAACGCCCTCTTCTACTCTCTATGCTCGATGCTTGGCCGGGATTGGGATTCCTACCATGCTTCTTTGTAAAACGTGCGAACTCCACCATATTTCGTTTTCTGTCGATTCGTACATTCCTGCCTGTTTTGAAGCCGAGAAAATCAACTTTTCTTGAATCGACAGGATATACCTGCCAATTTCCTTTCATTTCAAGGCCCATATCTCTCAACTTTTGATCCAGGGCAATTCTAGTTTTGTGCAATTGTTTCTTGTTAGGGCCCAGGACTACAATATCATCAATGTATCTATATGAATATTTGACCTTTAGTTCTTGCTTGAGATAGTGATCAATGGGATTCAGATAGAAGTTGCAAAACCATCCAGAAGTAAAGGCCCCCAAAGGCAAGCCTTTTCCTGGTTGTTCGTAGATGATCACTGACAGTAGCCAGAGAAACTGCTGATCTTTGATTTTTCTTCTGAATCGCTCCATAAGTATATCCCGTGAAATAGTTTCATAGAATTTTCTGACATCGATTTGAAGGCAATACTTTGTGTGCTTTCTATCATCTTTCAGCTTTGACTGCAGATTATTCAGCCCAACCCAAGGGCCTTTGCCCGGAATTGATCCCAGCGAATAATAATAAAAACTTGGCTTCAAATATTTCTCCAAAACTAGAATCACTGCATGAAAAACAACCGAATCCCGAAAGCTGGGAGGCGTAATACGTCTCCATTTCCCACGCTCCATGCGATCAAAAGAAGGGCGGATAGTGAGATGGTAAGTCTTGCTCATAAGTTCTTTTTTCAGCTGCCAGATTATCTTATTTTTCATTCTCAAATACCTTTTCACCATGCTTGGTCTCTCAGGGTGCCTCCTATCCTCTTCTTTCTTGCTCTCAATAACAGCATCAAAAGCCCTTTCAAGGGTCTCTGTTTTTATAACCTCCTCAAACAGGTGCTTCCACCATTTCATATTCCACTCTTCCCTTTTATCCTCTGGCTTCTCCCCTTCTATGGTTATCAAGCCAGGTAGTACGGATAGATTTTCACCAAGCGGTGAGGATAAGGCTCCCAAGAAAGACTTGAGGGATTACGCGCCACCCGATGTTCCAGTTCGCGTTCGACAAGGAATTGTTGCCATTCACCGTCCGACGCCCACAATAGGAACCGTTGTACCAGGACAGGCGCCGAAAGAGAACACGGGCGAAAGGGGAGCCTTCCCCTTATAATCTACATACAAAAACCTAAATATATGGGGGCTGGTCGCCCCCAGACCCCGACGGAAACTACTTAACCAGCTTACTAGGGGAAGCGCGCCACCCGACGGTCCAGAACGCGCCCGACAAGGAATAGCTGCCACCCACCGCCCGACGCCCACAATAGGAACCGTCGTTCCAGGACAGGCGCCGAAAGAGAACACGGGTTCCTCTGTGGTCTGGATTCAGATAGTATGCCACATCTGCGTAGTGAGTTGTTGAGCCCGCCCCCAGTTCTTGAATCCATTCCATTACGTAGGGGGGGGTACCGCACAAAACCATGTTCTTTATCCAGCCATATGTGCCACTATCTGTCTGCTCAAAAAATCCTACATTAGTGAAGGCAGGATTTGTCCTGGGATCGGCGTTGTGCTTAAATTGGCGTCTGTCGTGGCAAAGATAGACATAGTTGTCGTGCCTCAGTACGCCGAACGAAAACTCATAGACACTACCACCATGACCGGCAACACCATTTATCCAATTCTCGACCTGGTGCTCTGGCCTGCCGTTATGCAAGATGAAGCCACAATCCTCACCAATCTGCTCAGCTTCATATGAAGTTGTAGGCTGTCTGTGTGAGTAGATAAAATTTCCAACAGCAGTGGTGAAAGGTACTCCATCAACGGTGATAGTTGAATTGCCATCCCCGTTATCTGTTATTTCAGTAATGAGCCTATCGCCAAATACTGAGAAATTTCCCCTGGATATCCCTACCGCAATGTTCATAGAAACCTTGAAAGTGTTTGCTGTAGCATTGGAAACAATAATTGTATTGGCATCAATAGTAGCAACAGTTACAGGACTGTCAGAGTAAGGCATACTACTCATACCCTGCCCATACGCCTCCTGGCTGTTTGTATTGCATGCCATGATCTCGGCTACGAACGTAATGTACCAGTCAAGTTCTTCGGGAGATCCAGTCCAGAGCATCGTGTCATCGATCGCCTCTGCTTTGGTCTCAAACTGTATGATGTTCTGGTTGACTTCGGGGAGCACGTCAGGACGTGATACAGAGTAGCCGTTCAGGACACCCCGTCGGTACTTGTCTACATATGCAAACGGCATCTCCTGCCCAAGATCATCCCTGAAAGCCCCAGGAACAAACATACCTTCAATAGCAAGGCTCTCAGACATAATGCGATACGTATAGGATTCATCTTCCCACTGCTTGATGTACGCCTTAGGAATCTCGACTTCGTAAGATTGGGAGTCGTGGGTTGGAGTGTCATACCCTGCCTGACCATAATACGCAATAATCTGCTGCCTAGTGTTCATAAGGCATGAGCGCCAATGAAATATGTTTATATCCTTGTAAGGATTCACAAATCCTGCAGGGCGATCACCACGAATCACAGGGACAGGGCCGAGTTCCACAGAGTCGTAGATGGGTGTGCAAGCGCCTGAAAGCTTGTGTTTTTTGAAGCCGTAAACCTTTGGGCTCACATTTTCAAGACGTTGCACCCTGCTATCCATTACCGACAATTCGTCCGCAATCTGCTTCACCGTCTCACCAGCCCAACCAGCACCTTTGAGAGTGTTTACATTAGCAACAGTCTCTTTGAGATTGAGAGCTGTTTGTTGTGCAGTACTCACCGGCTTATCGGCATCAGAAGTGTTATCCACATCTCCCAACCCCACATTACCCTTGGTCATCAGCACTTCAATATCAATGCTTTTGGCAATCCCATCCTGATCGATACCGATTGCCTCAGTTCCGTTTCTTTTTATCTCAGTAGCTTTCGTCGTATTCTGCTTGAATCTTTTTGGTGGCAGCATCTTATTCTCCTAGGCCTTGCAGGCATTTAACAATTCCACTTTCCATCACATAGCGTGCTGTACCGGTGGTGTATACTATCTCATAGAAATATGTATTCGGGGTGATGGCCGTATCCTCTTTAGCAATAAGGAAGATTGCCCTACCATCTTCGCCAAACGTTGCGCAATCTGCACTTGCTGTGATGTCGGCAATGGTGCTGTCTTTGTATCGCTTTATCGTGAGTGTCACGCTGTCGGCTCTGATGTCAATGACATTTCCCTGATAGTCTGTTATATCATATCCATAGTATAAGGTTTCCCCTGCGTAGAAGTCTTGCATCATGAGAGACCTCCATCAATAAAGGTTTTGTTGTCTTGCATCATATCTAATATCTCCCATCAAAAATGGTCATACTTAGCTGTTTCATTTCACATGCCCCGTCATTTCATAGAATCCATAATATTGCCCATCGTACCCATAGTACAAATCATCAAAACCATAATACCTTGGTTCGCTTACCAGTGCTCCGCATACAAGTGTACCATGGAATTTATACGATGTCATTAGTCCATTATTTGTTATGTCTGTGAGAAGTCCTTTTGGCTTTCTGTCTGTCAGTTTCCCTTTTAGATAGCACTTCATGTCATAGCTCCATTTTTCATGTCATAACTCTCCCAACAAGAACAGCTTCAATGCTGTTGCTCAGACTCTCAAAGTCTGGGTCTACGCTTATTACTTGAGCTTTCCATGTGCCGATATATGCGCGCCCTGGTATGCTCAACTCCACTTGCAACATGTCATATATCTGCACACCATAATATTCCTTTCCGTGGAGCTGTATCTCAATCTTGCGTGGGATACTTGCATAGCGCTCTAGCGCAAAGGCAGAGCGCTGTTGTGCATATGCCTCGGTCAGCATATATGCCTCAATGGTGAGGGCAGGAGCTTGCCTGTACTTGAGGAATACCTCGTCGTAGAGGCTCTCATCAACATAGCGCGTCCACGCATCCTCTGCATAGTCATGCTCATAGTCGATGTTTACTGTTGCGGCGATGAGCGTGCTGTCTGTGCTCACCTTGAGTGTAAGATTATCCTTGATATCCTCCCATCCTATATGGTAGTCAACCTCTCTTGCCCAGTCATCAATGCGTACAGTCCTATGGCCGTCAGGTGATATCTCATATCTGAATCCAAGGTTTGCACCGTTCTGCAAGGTTGCTATTGCATCGTAGACTTTCTGCTGCTTGTCGAATACAATTCCGACAGGGCAGAGCAGCGCCTCTGCTGCCTCCCATGCTACTGTGTCATAATTGCTGGTGTTATATTCTGTGCCAAGCACGGAGTTGTTTATATGCTTGATGACATCCAATACGCTATCATTGGTTATGCCTGTGCAATTCCGTACCCGGCAAGGCAGGACAGTCCCGGTATCCTCGCCTAGGCCGTTTCCAGGTGACCTGGCATAAGTAGCGCTAAGGAGAAAGGTCCCTGTTGCCAGATCATATGATATCGGGGTGACTGCCTGCCAGCCAAAGTCACCCTCGCACTCGATTATGCCAAGGGCTGTAAGGCTCTCAGCTACCCTAAATCTTACAGGGATAAGTGTGTCATCAATCATCTTGGCCGTTATGGCCTTGATAGGGCCGTACA